TATTACAAACGTTTCTCGTGATTTTTTCCAAGGTGATCTTCCTGCGTTTGATAAATTTAGAAGACCTATTTTAGATCCTGAAACGGGATTACAATTAGCCGTTAAAGATGCAGGTCTCGCTGCTAATGTTCCGAGATTAGCAACAGCAACAGGCATTGGTCTAGCACCTGGTGCCATGTCTTACATAGATACAAAAACTGAAGAGGCTGAAAGAGAAGAGCGTCAACGTCGTCGTGGGCGTGGTTCAACCATTATTGCTGGTGCGCTTGGTGAGCAAACAGGACAAACTGGCGGCACCCCAACTTTAATGAGTTAGACATGGCAAAAGAAGCAGCGCCGATAATCAAACGCTACAATAGCCTGAAGTACAAGCGTGACAACTGGGACACGCACTATCAGGAACTTGCCGACTACATGCTGCCGCGCAAAGCAGACGTTGTAAAGAAACGCTCTCGCGGCGAAAAACGCATGGAGTTAATCTATGATGGTACAGCGCTGCAAGCCATAGACCTCATGGCTGCTTTTCTGCATGGCATGCTCACCAGTGGTGCATCTCCGTGGTTTCATCTTGATGTCAAAGATGAGGCCATGAACCGTGATGACGAGGTGCGTGCTTGGTTGCAAGACACCAGTATGCGGATGATGCAAGCCTTTCAGAGGTCAAACTTTGAGACAGAAGTGCATGAAGCATATGTCGATCTTGTTGTGTTTGGCACAGCCTGCATGTTCTGTGAGATGGACAAGAACAAGCTGCGTTTTAGCACACGCCATATCTCCGAATACTATGTGTCTGAAGACCAGTATGGCATGGTCAACACCGTGTATCGTCTTTACAAGTCAAGCGCACAGCAAGCTGTAGAACGGTTTGGCTATGACAATGTTGGTGACTTTATTCGTAAGACATTTGAGAAAAAGCCTGACGATGAGGTTGAGATTCTGCACGCAGTCTCGCCACGCATCCAAAGAGATGTGACTAAAGAAGACAATCTGAACATGCCGTTCATGTCTGTATATGCGTGCAAGAAGTCAGAGATGATTATTAGCGAAGGTGGTTTTGAGGAACTGCCATATGTTGTGCCGCGCTTCTTGAAAGCAACTGGTGAGACTATGGGGCGCTCTCCTGCAATGACTGCCCTGCCAGATGTGAAGATGCTCAATCTCATGTCAAAGACAATCATACAGGCTGCGCAGAAACAGATTGACCCGCCCCTGCTAGTGCCAGATGACGGGTTTCTTTTACCCATCCGCACACAGCCAGGTGGTCTGAACTTCTTCCGTGCCGGCACTAGAGAAACAATTACACCGCTCAACACAGGCGCAAACATTCCTATTGGATTGAGCATGGAAGAGCAACGTCGCGCTGCCATTCGACAAGCGTTCTATGTGGATCAGATTTTGACCGCAGGCTCTCCGCAAATGACAGCAACAGAGGTGATACAGCGTCAGGAAGAGCGTATGCGTGTGATCGGACCCGTGCTTGGCAGATTGATGAATGAGTTGCTGCGTCCGCTAATTGATCGTGTGTTTGCGCTAATGCTTAGGTCAGACATGCTTGCGCCTGCACCAGAGGTGTTGCAGGGCATGGATATTGACATTGAATATGTGTCGCCGTTGGCAAGGGCGCAGAAATCTAGCGGCCTGAACAACACTATGAGGGCGCTGGAGATATTGTTGCCGCTGTCAGAGGGCTTGCCAGTTGCAGATCACATTGATCCTGATGGACTTGTGCGGCATGTCACCGACTCGCTTGGTGTGCCAAAGGTAACGTTGAAATCGCAACGTCAAGTCAATCAAATGCGTGAGCAACGTGCGCAGGCACAGCAAGAGGCGCTGCAAAGACAGCAAGAGCAAGAGGATGTCTACACCACAGCACAAGCAGCGCAGGCTGTAAGGATGGTAAGCGATTGAAGGATATCGACCGATTAAAATTTATGTACCGTGAGACATTCGACACAGAACACGGTCAGAAAGTTTTGCGAGACTTAGAGGCACGCTCAAACTGGCGTGCTTCTAGCTATGTGGCTGGCGACGCCAATGCCACAGCCTTTGAAGAGGGCAAGCGTGCCGTTCTTCTACACATCCACAACATGATGATTAAGGAGTAACTATGTCAGAGGAAGCTATCGAACAGGTAGCCCAGCCTGAAGCAGCACCGCTGGAAACACCAGCAGAAGTTGCCCAGGGCGGGTCTGGTGACGATTTCTTGTCGATGATACCAGAAGAAATTAGAGAGCATCCAAGTCTTTCGCCTATCAAGGATGTCTCAAACCTTGCAAGGTCGTATGTCAACGCACAGCGTTTGATTGGTGCAGACAAACTGCCTTTGCCTGCCAATCCTTCAGATGCAGACTTGGACAATATCTATGGCAAACTCGGCAGACCAGAAAGTGCAGATGGATATGATATCCCCGCAGATGGTGCGATAGTTACAGAAGATGTTGCCAAGTCATACGCAGAGGCTGCACATGCCCTGCGTCTTACGCCAGATCAGGCAAGCGGTATCCTTGAGTATTACAAGGGCATTGCATCTACTGCATCTGAAATGAGCATCGAAGCTGAAACTCAGCAACGAAACTCTACTGAAATGGCGTTGCGCCAAGAGTGGGGCGACGAGTTTGATGCCAGGATTGCGGATGCAGGTAAGATTGCAAAACAGTTTGGCAGTGCAGAGTTGCTTGATATGCAACTAGCGGATGGCACCAAAGTAGGCAATCACCCAGATTTTATCCGTGCGTTTGCAAATATGGCAGAGTTCCGTTCCCGTGTAACAAGCGAAGATACTGTTTCAGATTCTACGCAAACCAGTTTGCAGTCGCGTCAGTCCGCACAGGAAGAGATACAGGCGATCATGCACGGTCCTAATTACATGAACAAAAAAGACCCTGTTGCACGCCAAGCGGCGATTGATAGAGTCAATGAACTTATGGGCGTATTGCATGGAACAGAATGAGTTGATAGAAATACGCTTAGAGTGTTTACGTTACGCAATCGAGTATGGTAGTGCGCGTGACGTTTTAGAACCTCACCTGCTTGCAGATAAATATTTTGAGTGGGTGATGCGGGGTAGCGATGAAAAACGTCCTGCTGGCAGTCGGAAAGACGACAGCGCCACAAGCGCTAAAAAAGCCAGGAGCGTCCGCAAGGGTAGCGCACCGACATTAGTGTAAACGAAACCGTGTGAGAGGAGGACAGTATGTCCCAACAAATCACCACGGCGTTTGTACAACAGTATTCTGCCAATGTGCAGATGCTATCTCAGCAGATGGGTTCTCGTCTGCGGGATGCGGTGCGCTTGGAAACTGTTGTAGGTAAGAACGCCTTCATAGACCAGATCGGTAGTGTCACTGCGCAACTGCGTAGCAGCCGCCATGCCGATACACCACAGATTGACACGCCACACCAGAGGCGTCGTCTTTCGATTGCATCATACGAATTTGCCGACCTGATTGATGACCAGGACAAGGTGCGTATGTTGATTGACCCGACATCAAGCTATGCTATGGCTGCTGCCGCAGCGATGGGACGCGCTATGGATGATGTCATCATCACCGCTGCACTTGGAACCGCCAACACTGGTGAGACAGGTTCCGGTTCAGCAACCTTGGATGCCACCAACAACATGGTTGGCTCCGCATCGTCAAACGACGGTCTGACTATCGCAAAGCTCACTGAAGCCAAGCGCAAGATGGACCTCAACGACGTTGATCCTTCAATCCCACGCTACATTGCTGTAGGGCCAAAGCAGATCGAAGACCTGCTTGGTACAACGCAGGTAACGTCATCGGATTTCAACACCATCAAGGCACTGGTTCAAGGTGATGTGGATACCTTCATGGGCTTCCAGTTCATCATGACCAATCGTCTGGACATTGATTCCAATGACATTCGCTCCTGCTTTGCATGGGCTGAAGATGGTATCACTCTTGGTATTGGCAAAGATGTTCAAGCCAGGATTGATGAGCGCAACGACAAAGGTTATGCGACCCAGGTTTACTACTGCATGGACATTGGTGCTGTGCGGATGGAAGAAGCCAAGGTTGTCAAAATCTTCTGTGACGAAACCCCAGACTAAGAGAGGAGTAGGTTATGGCTAATGTAAATACGACTCTCGTATCCAACCTTCTGGCGCTGCCACAAGTGGCATCTCCTGCAAGGACTTTGCACGGCACAAAGCGTGTTGCAATGGGAACAATCGCACTGGCCGCTGGCGATCTTTCTGCCACCGACACAGTGATGCTTGCTCCTATTCCTTCAAACGCAGCAATCGTGAGCATCAAACTTTTCAATGATGATCTCGATTCTGGCACAACCAACACCTGTGATGTTGGCATTTACTCAGAGAGCGACGGCACTTT